CTAGTGAGGCTGATACTGTACCTGCTGTTATACCATCTAATAAATTTAATTCTGCTGCAGTGGATGTTACATTTGTACCCCCAATATCAAGAGTAGTCATTGAAACTTCTCCTGCTACTGTTAATACACCACTAGTTAAAGTTAATAAATCTGTATCGTCAGTGTGTCCAATAGTTGTACCATTTACAACAACATCATCAATATCTAAAGAACCACCTGAAATTAATCCTGTAGTTGTTATAGTAGATGAGCCTGTATCAATAGTACCAAAACCTGATGTAATAGACCCACTATTTAATGCACCAACTGTAGTAGCTGCAGTAGTTACAAGGTTAGGCATTGCAGTTATTTCATCATCAAAATAAGCTGCTAAATCTGTGACTGCAACTTGTACCATAGTGCCATTGTCATTTAAAACAACTCTATCAGCGTCAGCAACAGTTGTTGATGTAGCACTTGTACCACCATCTACAATATTTAATTCTGCTGCTGTAGATGCAATAGCTGTACCATTAAAATTAATAGCGTCTAAATATGCAGTACCATCTATATAAATATCTTTCCATTCTTTAGATGAACTACCTAAATCATGTGTATCATCATCATCAGGAATAATATCTGAATCTACTTCTCCACCAAATACAATGTTATCTGTATTAGCATCACCAAGAGTTAATGTACCACCATTAAATGTTGTAGTACCTGTAACTGTTAAATTACCACCTATTCCTAAATTACCTGATATATCTGCATTACCATTTATATCAATTGTTGTTGCAGCAATCTGTATTTCTGTATCTGCTACTAAATCTAATTGTCCGTCTGTAGAGGAATTAATATATATTGCAGTATCTCTAAACTGTAACTTTTCTGTAGTAGCAACTAAGATGTCATCTGAAAACTCAAAGTAGTCTTCGTCTTCCATCCATTTTAATGCACCATCATTAGTCTCACCATCAAAGGTAATTGTAATATCTGTACCTGCAGTAGCTGCTCCAAATGTTAAAGTGTTACCTAATAACTTAGTTATTGGTCCACCTTCATTGGCAGTTCCATCATGGGTGTGTCCTGTACTAGCAGCAAATGCCGCTAATAATTGGTCAAACTCTGCATTAAAATGAGATGCTTCGATAGTAGCACCATCAACGATTGTTGCGGAACTCTGTCTAGTATATGTTGCTCCCATATGTTATCTTCTTCCTCCTGCTATAAATTCCATTTCAAAACCTTTTAAGGCTACTGGACTGTTGCTTGTTGCATCTAATATCTTTGCTGCAACTGTAAAACCACTCCCCTCGACTGGTTGTCTAATTAAGTTAGAACCTGTAGAACCATATACGGCTGTTCCAAAAACAGATTCTGATAAACCATACTGTGCTATATTACCTGTTTGAGATAATGTGTAGGGTTCTGGTTGTGGTACTTCATCATCACTAAAATCATACTCTAATAAAAAGCTAGATGATAATGCACCTGTTGGGTCAATATTCCAAATTACTTTTTGAAAACTTTTTCTAATTCCGGGGTCTCCCATAGTCATGTCAGGTGACCTATAAATACTACTTATATTTACTGTTGTGGCTGCTTGTGTAAAAACATTTCCTGATTCTTGTTTA